CTAGCAGTCCATGTATTTGCTCCACTAAATGGAGGAGCAATACTTAATGTTGCGCCACTAGTATAATTAGAACCACCATTAGAAATACTTAATGATGTAAGAAGAAGGGGATCTGCGGATCTATATCCATCACCTGCAACAGAAATATTTGCAAATGTATAATTTTGACCAGCATTATCAATTTTAATATTTAAAATTTCACCATTAGAATAAAACTGTGAACGAATAGAATTTACAACTGGCATATAAACGTCAGTCAAGAATTTATTACGTAACGCAATTGGAATACTATACAAGTATTTCCACATATATCCATCTGGCATAATAACAGGATCTACAACAGTACCAATTGGTTTGTAAGTAGAAATTGCATTGTTATTATTATCAAGACATTTATATACGTTGTAGTCATCAGTTAATACATAACAATTTGTATCTTCTAAACGCTGGGTACCAGAATATGCAATATTAACAACAGCAGTTGCTGTAACACTAGAACCACCACCGCCAGAAAATACAACTGATGGAGTAGATGTGTACCCAGAACCACGAGAAGTTAATGTTATTGCAGTAATAGAACCATTAAGTAGAGTTGCTACAGCTGATGCACCAGTACCACCACCGCCAGAAATAGTAATGGTTGGTACTGATGAATATCCATAACCACCAGTTATTAGATTAATACCCTGCACTTCTGTGCTGTATTGGTCATCATACATATCCCAAACAAAACCAGTTGCCCAGTCTTTTCTAGGAATAACGAAAGCCACATCAGTAGAGTTTACCTCTTTCATGGTAATAATCTCATTCCTAGTATTTAATTCATAGTTAAAACTATCAATCGGATACGGTGGATTTGTTTCGTCAGTCCAACGAAGAGTTTTACCTAAAAAATAGTAGTAACGTGCGCTACGATTTTGGATTTCATTATATACTGCGTTAGCAATAGAATTGTCTAACGGAGATTTTAGCAATGATGACATTTAAAATTCCAATTAACTGATAGTTACTTGCCATGTAACAGCAATAGAGTCGCCAGCTGCTTTGTTAACTACAGGGAATGTTGTTCTGCATAGCATAGTGCCAGCAGTAACAGCATTTAAAATACCAGCTTCAGTAATAGCACCAGTACCAGTACCTGCAGGGAATGTAGCAGTAGTAGTAATGACGTTACTAGAAGCAGTAAAGGAAGCTACTGCAACACGACCAGCTTCAGTACCTAAAGTAGTATCACCAACTGCAGGAGTTGCTGTACCAGTACCGATGGCCATCCAGCCCATAACAGTAGAAGATGTACCAACAGCACGTGATGCTAAGTACGTTTTACCAACAGTTACGACTAAATTTTTTGCTTGTCTAACTTCTTTAATATTTCCAGCCTCATCGCGAACTACGATTTCTAGTTCACCAGTAGCTTTAATCTCGTTTGTTAATTCCATTTAAATCTCCTTAATTTTAACCAGTAAATGTTATTGCTGTTCCAACATATGAACCAGTATCGTTTAAAAACCACCCAGCTTCAGCGTATGGGTTTACCAAAAAGTTTCCGCCACTATCAGTAGTACCCGAATACGTTTCTGTAATTGGGGTTTTTGTGAATGAAATAGCAGGTGTCGTTCTATTTAGGTCAGTTGCGGATGTAGCATTAGTATCAGTTACCACAGGAGCATCAGATAATGCTTGTGAAAAATCTATTGCGCTAATACCTAATCTAGATGCTCCACCAGAATAACCATATGCAGTTTCGATAATAGCAGTGCTATTATCGTCAAGAACACCAGAATAATTTAATGTAGTAGCATTTAATGCTTTACTAAAATCTTTTGCAGATACTGTATCAGATTCTGTAACTGTATCAGTATCTAAAGTTGTACCATTATTTAGGTAATGATTATATAATGTTGAATTAAATAATTTGGTCCAAGTTGGAGTAAATACATCACCAGAAGTTGCTACTGAATGACCCTCAGCTACTCCATCAAAATTAAGAGTAGTATTGGTAACAGATTTCAAAAATCCAGCATCTGATGCTGTTAATAATGTACCTGATACTGCGGTAAAACTAGGAACAGTTCTTGTTGTTAAAGTACCTACAGTATCTATTGGTGTAGCTTGATTAGTGTCATCTCCACCATTAAGCAATGTTCCAAGATTTGTATTGTTAAATCCTTTTGTTAAAAATCCAACATAACTTTCAGTAGAAGTTACCTTATCAGACAATGAAACAGAAAGAATTTTAATTAAAGATTCAATAGTAGTATTAATTGTAAATTCATTACGCAAATCATATTCACCAAAAACTGCCATACCAGCAGGATGGACTAAGTTTTTTACAATTGTTTTATATGTTTCTAGTGACTGGTCAATTTTGATAACATACGAGAATGCTTGATAGAATTTACTATCTTGAATGTAAATAGCATCATTTAAGAAACTATCATTGGTAACATAATATCCTGGATATTTTGCAAGAGCACCAAGAGTTACTTTAATAATAGCAGGTGATGATGTTGATACAACTGAGTTTGCGCTAGTGATACCAAATTCACGAACTGTTAAACCAGCATAAGTACCATCAAAAGCTGCTGGTCTTAAGTTTGAAACTGATGTTAGAGAACTAGATGTAGTACCAGTATAATTAGAAGAAAGAACTAATGTTGTATTATTAGTAACACTTTGAACTTTACAAGAAACACCATTTAAAGTAAGGTAATCACCGAATGCTACTTGAGTAGTAAATGTTGTCCCAGAGCCAGTAACTGTTGTGATGCCATTAGTTGCAGTAAGAGTACCAGTTAATTTACTTGTTACAGGTAAATTATAATCAGAAGTACTTATCGAACCAGATTCAGCAAATCCAGATGTTTGTTCGGAAATACTTAGAGCAACTGCTTTATTTGCTGGAGCAAGAAAACTATCAACACGAGAAATAATAACACCAGTTGTTGAAGCATTATCTTGACCAAGTTGAGAAATTATAGATGAAGAAAAGTCTGTTGTATAACCAGTACCAAACTTAATAAATTGCGCTTGAGTAATTCCACCATTGCTATCAACAGTGGAAATTTTCATAATAGTTCCATAACCTTGGAAGTTGTTGATCGTATAAAGATCTCCAACTTTAAATCCAGATCCTGGAGATTCTATTTTTAATCCAGTAGTTGTTGGTAAAATAATACCATTGAATATCATATTATTATTGTTATCAAGATAACGTAGTTGATCTCCAATATTAAGATCACCAAAGAATCTACGATCTAAAATAAACTCATATATGTTATCAGATACACGAATTGCTCTATCTACTTCTACTTCAACATATTGGCGACGATCAACAAGAACTCTAACAATTTTAGTTTGAGTAACAACATCTACTAATTTACCAACAATATCTTGAGGGTTACCAACTAATATTTGAACAAATACTGATACGTCTTGATTCCATTTACCATCAGATGCACGAAGCATCTGAGTTGATGGATAATTTACAGTAATGTCTTTATTGAATAAAATTCTAAACAATAATTTAAAAGATGATTCACTACCCTTTGCAAGATATAAATCTTTAATTCTTGTTAATAGAAATCGTTCATCAACAGTAGAATATGGTAATTTCTGAGCAAGTTCAGATTTAAAATATGTAATAAAAGAATCAAGGGTAGTATCAATATCTCTTAAAGATACTGGGTCGGCTTGAGTAGTTTCTAAAAACTCATAATATGCTTTTAGGAAATCAACGAATGTTTGATAATCGTCCCTGATAAACTCAGGTAATTGCGATTCTACTATCGATGATAATTTAGGTCTTGTAATTGACATTATGAACGGCTAGAAGTAAATGTATAGTTATATCCACCACGTAAATCACCAGAAGCAGTTGGATCAGAAATTGCAGTTACTTTTAAATGTTCTGATGGAATATGTGCAATTTGAGTAAGAGCAGAAACTACGTCATTTGATAATGGGCGAATAGAAATTTCTAAATCAGTATTAGAAAGAGCAGTAATATTCAAATTTTTAATATCAATTATACCATTAGTATAATCAATAGAACCAATACTAGGATCTACAATAATTTTAATACCATTAGTTCCATATTTGAATAGACGAACATATTTAACGCCATCATCATCTAGATAATGTATCTCATCACTACCAGCAATATAGAAACCTGTGCTTTTAAATGATTCTTCTGGTTGTCCAGAATTCCAAATTGGGTTAATTAAATTTAACAGATATTGGGCTGATACATTATAACGAACAATTAATGCTCTACGCAATAAAATTGTTGTTATATTATTTGTGATTGATGGATCAGAATTATCAATAAGTTTACTTAATTTTGAGAATCTAAACACACCATCGAAACGATCTAATTCATTAACATCATATGCATTAATTGTATTTGTTACAATTGACGCAATTTCTGCTGCAGTTTTAGTTGTAGCTTGTTCATTATAATACACAGTAGATGTTACTGCAATATTAATATATTCTGGATCAACAATAACAGGCTGAACTGAAACCACATTTCTTGTGGCAAGAATAGATGCAGTTAATTGTGACTTTTGAGTTGTAGTTAATTTATCAGCTTCTTTTGGTTTTACACAGATATAAACTTTACCGTATACTGGAGGATTATTATCTTCACCACCCCAACAAGTTACTGAACCAGCGTCTGAAAATAGAGAATATACTAGCGATTTATAATCATCTGGAGTAACTGCTCTATTTTGAGAAGCATACATTCTTGGAGCATTGAATCTAATGCTATCAATATCTTCTACTGGAGCACCATTAGAAGCAATACTAGTAGTAACAATACTATTAGATGAGTTAGGAATTAATGTTGCTCCACCATATGAAAATTGTCTTGCTCCATTTGGTGCGTCAAGACTTGATACAGAATAGTTTAGATATACAATATTTCCAGGATTAAGAGCAACACCAAGATTACCATCACCGAATGTTAACTCGTATAATCCCTCATCAATTTCTTTTACCCAATAAGCAGTACTTTCAGAATTAACATTAACTAATGAATCAGCTTTAGAGAAAGTTACATATACAGAAGATGTAGAAGCCTCTTGAACTTTGACAGTAAGAGTATTTAAATCTATATTTGAATTTGGAATAATGTATCGTGTATTAGTTCCAACAGGAATATTATACGTAAGTGGTGTACCTTCAGTAATAATTAAATTTGAGAAAGTAAATATCCCAGTTGAACTTGTAACTGTTGTTTGACCACCAGTATAAAAAGTATAATTAGAACCATTTGCAGTAGTTGTAAATGGAGTTGCTGCTGGTAAAGTTAATACTGTTACACCAGAAGATGGCGCAGAAACAGTAAATGTAATAGTTGCTTGTGCACAAGTTGCTGATCTTGGTGAGTACCCAAGCATTTTAGAAAGAGAAACTACGCTATTGCGTTTACGTGCTGAATCAAGAAACATTTCATTGATAGCAAGATTATTATACAAAGCATTATAATGAGTATTATATGCTAGAACATCCAATAATACGGACATTGCAGAACCTTCAAAATCGTAATCTTGAAATTCAGTTTGTCCGCTTAAGAAAGATTTTAAATTTGTTTTAATGTCATCAAAATCTAATGTTGTGACATTAATCTTTTTGTTAGTAGTTGCCATTTATCGTGTTCTCTGTAGCGTTAAGTCTAGCGTTATTGGTGCAGTTGTATTTAATATAGTAAACTCAATAGTCACATCAATAGTTTGTTCATCAGAAGCTACAACACAAATAATATCAACAATGTTTACTCTTGGCTCAAATGACGTAATAGTATCTTCTATGGTTCTTTTAAGCATTGCGCCAAGCATAGGAGATGCTGGTTCAAACAAAAGTTTTCTAATTGGACTACCAATTTCGCTGTGAAATGGTCGTTCATAATTAGATGTTAAGATAAGATTTTTTAGTGCGTTTTTAACAGCATCTTCATCATAACGACGAGTAACATCCTTCGTCACGGGATTTTTCGTGAAATTTAGATCTAAATCTGAGAATGTTCTTGTATTGTTTGCCATATTCTTATTTAGGTTTATTCTATAAAGGAATTAGGAGATCCTTCAGCTATTGCATCTCCGCAGTTAATATCATCAGCAATCCTTGCTGCTGGATTTCCTTCTATAAAAGTTTTCGATGCACCAGAAGAAACAAATCGTTCAGCTTGGCTATGGGTTGTTACTCCACAACTATGGGTCACAAACTGACACCCACTATTAACCACACCAGCCAATTTACCATTAAAATAGGTTTTTTTTACTGGAGTTTGTGTCATTGGCGTAGGAGAAAAACATCCATGCCCAGTTGATAAATCATCCATTCTTGCTACTGCTGGCATTATCGGTTCGCCTTAGTTTGGGCTACTGCAGCCTTTAAATTATTCTTACCAACAGTCCAATTATTAGTTACCACTATGGTAAATGGTTGAGTAACAATTGTATTAGTTATACTACTTGTAGCAGTAGCTGTGTAAGTAAATGTTTTAGTCTGTTGCATAGCTGGGCGATAATCGACAATTTCTTTAGCATTAGAAATATTATTCCAATCAACAACAGTACTATATTTTCCCGTTTTATCTAGATACTTAATACTATATCCATCAAATGTATTTGAGTAATAGCCAGAAATAGTTCCACCAGAAATAATAACAGTTGAATTTGTTTGGTCTGGTGTTATACTAATATTCCAAGTTTCTCCAACTAATGTGGCATCAGTATAAGATATACTTTGCGTAAAGGTAACCAATTCATTAAGTTGATCAATAACATATAATGAAGGATTAGATGGAGTCCATGCCATATTATTTTACTACCGCTGCTGGAGGAGTAATAGAATCTAGTAAAACATAACCACCTTTTGGATATGTTCCACCATATGATTTATCATTAAGCATAGTAAACGCTTGCTTTCTTTGAGAATTACCATAACCTAGATGTACCCATACTTGACCTTGATAACGATACTCTAAAATACATTGATCATATGGTAATATTTTTTCAAGTTTCTGAGCCAATTCATAAGTTTCTCTTAGAGACTTAGATAATAAAGCAACGTCAAGGGCAAAACCTTTGCAGTGTGAAGAGTTTGGCGATTCAGTTTTAACAACACCTTTTAATCTATATCCAGAAGTGATCATCCATAATTTACCTCTTCCACTAATTCCACCTGGAAGAACTTCTAGTGCTGGTTCAAGCATATTCTGAGCAGTCTGAGCAAGATTACAAACAATTTCTTGAACAGTAAATGTTCTTACTTTACCATCATCGCCTGTCAATTGTTGGTCAACTAATTTATGTGGTCCATTTAATCCACCAGCTATTAACATACCCAAAGTAAAATTTTTGGACATTCTATAATCATCAGTAAAATTAGTTGTATTGTAAATAATTTTACAATCAGCTGGAACAACTTTATTAGAACCACCACCAACAGGAGTAGGTGTTTCAGAAACAACAGCTGCTGGTGGGTTTACTACACCACTTTCTCTAGATTGTTTAGCAGACTCTGCTCTTCCTTCTGGTGTAGAATAATCTTGTGGTGTTTCAGCAGAAGCACCCTCAGCTACTCTGCGATCTGGTGGAATTAATTGAGGAACAACTGCATTCAGTGGATCGCCAACTGGTGGTGGCGGTAAATCTATGTCATCTACTGGACCAGCACCATTACCAAATTGACCAGTGGTATAATCTGCACGAAGTACGCCACCAGCAAGTATATCCATATCATTAACTGAATTAATACCAACAGTTTTACCTTTATGTCTTACCGCATTACCTTGTATATCAACATTACCAACTGCTTTCATAACTATGTCCCCACCTGCTGCGATTGAGATATCATTAGCTACACCAATGTCAAGGTTATTGCCAACTTTTAAAGTAGCATTCTGAGAAACTTCAATGTTAGCATCACTACGACAAAAAATATTTGCATTACCATCAACAGTTAAATTATAATCTCCACCAATCCAAATAAAACCATTACGTTCAGTTAAAATAAATTTATCACCAACAATATAATTAGTTTGAGTTCCCATTGGATCTATTTCATGGTATGTTCCTGCTCTATGATATGTATGAATACGCTCATATCCTGGAGTATCATCAAATTCTTGAATATGACCAGCTTCTGATTCATACACTTTATTATATGGATATTGTGCGCCAAATGACGGAAGATTTTGATCCCATGATCCTTGTCCAACTGCTTTAGGAACACCTTTACGTATTGAAGCATCTTTTTTAGCAACAATAGTACCATCAACAATACCACGTGCTAAACGATTTGTATCTGGTTCACCAATATAATCTTTTAGTGGGTATTTGTTATTTGGGTCACGAAATCCAGTATTATCGGTTCCATTAGCAATTGATGCTGCAGAAGGTCCAGGTGTTGGATTACTTCCATCCGCTGGTGGTTCAACTGATGGAGGATTAGCATCTTTTTCTACGGCACCGCCAGCATTAGATCCATAAAAATATTCATAATATTTTAATTTTTTAGCTGCAATGTCTGGAGAGTTTACACCTACTGCTTTTTTAGCAGCATAGAAATAATCTGGATGTGCATTTGGTTTAACTCCAGCTGGAACACGATCTTTAATATACAATGCAGCAACTAATGCTGATACATTAATATCGGTATCAAGAGAGTCTGGATTATTAACGATATCAATATTTAAACCAGCAGCATTTGCAAGTTTTTGATAACGTGCGTAATTACCCTTACCTGTTAATTGAATAAATCCACGACCAAAATATTTTCCACCATCAGCATCAGTTTGATTACCTAAGAAACCTTTACCACGAGTAGTTGGTCCATATACCCAACTAAAAAATTGTTCTCTAGTTATACCTTTCTTAGAAGCATCAGCATATTTTGCTGCAGTTTCTGGAGTAGAGAATGAGAAAATCTGTTTTAAACGAGATTCACTATAACTGTATCCTTCTAATTGTGGAATCCATCCTGATTCACCACCAGCAATACCTAATAGCGCACATTTCTGTTCTTTAGTTGTTAAGCCAACTTTATCGCAAGCAGCAATAAGTGCTTTAATACCATCAGATGCTTTACTTGCATTTGATGAAGATTTTGGTGGAGGAACAGTTGGTATTGAAGTATTAGTTGAAGTAGAAGCAGGAGTTGCTGGCGTAGTTGGAGATGCTTGAGGCGTAGTAGTTTTTACTGGTGTGCCATCACTACTTGTAACTGGTTTTCCACTACTATCTGTTAAAACATTAGATGCTTTGCTTTGATTTACTGCATCTAAATTTGTTGGAGCCTCAGCGAACGTAATAATGTTTTCACCATAGCCAGTTACTTCTTCACTAATTGTTATTTGAGTTGGAGAATCTACTGAGACAATATAACAGTCTTTAGATAATCCAAACCCAAGAACTTTCATATTTGCAGTAAGACCATTGGTAAGATTTGTTTTACCAGTTTCATTATCAACAAATGTTAATTGTTTTCCAGTAACTGGACCAACAATAGTTCTTAGTGATATATTTTTAATATTATAAGATTGTATTGCTACTGCGCTATCATCATCAGCAATTGGTTGTGGTGCATCAGGAATACCGCCAACAGTACCAAGCATAATTGGTTGCTGCATATTTTCATCAGCAAACATAATAATAACAGTAGTACCCTCAACTGGACCAACAGGTGTATAACCAATACCATTCATCGCAGCTGAGCCAATTGGCTGAACTGGGGTTGCCCATGGTAATTGCTGAGTTGGGAGTTGAGTTTTATCGTGAGTATGTAATCCAACAATACGAACTTGACAACGACCGAGTTCTAATGGATCTGAACGACTTTCAACTATACCTGTATAAAACATTATTTGTTCCTGTCAATTTTTAATTGTAAACTATCTTTAATTAATTCCATATGGCATTCATGTCTCTCACGTGTAACCCAATGATTAATCGCTGAAACAATATAATAACCTGAAAACATTTTATCAACCAAATCTTCATCATTATCAT